TATCATTAGGTAATGAACCAATTAAAGATTTGGCAAATGAAAACAATAGTGGTTCGGACATTTTAGATAAGTCAACATCACCATCTTCATCTAATAATGAAGAATAAATATTATTATATGTTTCATATATTCCAATTTTAGCTATTACAAATCCATTATTTGCTAAATAAATATTAAAATATACAATATTTTTACTTTTATGCTCAAATTGTGCTAGTCCCAATACAAATTGTATAGTTTTATCATATATTTTTGCCGAATATATACTAGATTCTACGTCAATATCATTACTTGCTATAGCTTTAGTCTCTTCATATTTAATTGTATTATTAATATTGGAGACTACCATTATATAATATAATTTATTTTATATGAAATGTTTAAACTATTATAAAAAAAACTATTTTATAACTATTTAAAAAAGTCTATTTTATAATCTAATACAAAAAACCATTTTATAATCTATTAAAAAACTACTTTTTAACAAGTTCATCATATTTGTCGCATATATTCATTAATTTAAATTTAATTTTATTTGTAAAACTAGGATACTTAGCATTATTTAATAATGCTGACTTTAATGAACCATGTAGATTACATAATATATTTGTATCATGGTGTGCTAGTTTAATAACTTTGCTAATTTTAAACAACTCGCTACAAAATATTAGTAAAAATTCTTGTATAGTTTCACAATATACTTTATTATTTTCTAATTCTAAATTTTTTATAAAAAATTCGGTAAAGTGTGAAAGTGTTGACTTCATAGAATTGTGATTTATGAAAAAGTTACTATAAAACTCTTGTTTCTCTCTATTTAATGGGTCACATAAACTAATGTTTATATGCTTATACAAATTTATTATAAATATAATAAAACACTTATATTTATCATTGTTTTTATTTATAACAAACTCATCACATATAGTACTATTATTGTATTTAATAATAGTATCAAAATCTAAAAACTCATTATAATATTTTTGTAATAAATTATATAGTGTCGCCGTTTCTAATTTGTAATTTTTATTATAGTATACATTAAATATTGAAAATAATATGTCACAATAAATAGTGCTATAACTTACATTATTATAACATATGTATGTTATAATATAATCATCTATATAATTAATATCTTCGTTGTTATTACTTTCTATACAATTTGTTAACAATTCTATATACATTGTTATTAGCTCTTGCTCTAATTTAGCATAATTAGATGGTGCTAACTTATTTAATATACTTTTAATTGTGCTTTTAACTAACTCTATTTTGGTTCTAGTTTCTTCTTTCTTTTTTATACTATTAGAACGACTATTGTTATTGCTATTGCTATTGCTATTAGAACGGCTATTGCTAACGTTAACGTTACCGTTATTATAAGATTGTTGATAATAATTATCATTACTTTTGCCTTTTAATTTGGTTTTTTTAAATCTAAAATCGTTATCATTATCAATACTATTTAGTGAAATATCATTATTTATTGTTTCTAATATTGAATTTAGACATTCTAATAATTGAACGTCTAAAGTTTTAGTTTCTAATGATGTATAATACTCACTAATAAATGAACTAGTGTAACTAATCATAGTATTATTACTTATAGTATTATTCTTTTAATTATTTTCGTTTTATTAATATATATAAAGTATTGATTAATTATTAATAAACACAATGAATATATTATCAACGGTATTAAGCTTTTATGATGAACCACAAAAGAATAGCACTAATGATTATAATGATTGTTTTAAGTTACCAATTGAATATTTAGAAGAGTCGAAAATAAAGCTACTTAATAATAATATAATAAGTGATTTAGAATTAAAAGTGACAAAAGAAGATGACTCATCAAATAACCCAAGTTCTAATAATAATTCATGTGTATACAATTTATATTATCATGTGTTTGACCCCACAAATATTTTTGAAAAGAATATTTTAAATAGATGGTCTAATTATTATACAATTGATAAAGAGTTTTTATTAGAAAGTCAAGAGTTATTGAAAAATTACAAATCTATTAAAAAAGTGAATTTTACCGACGACACTAACATAGCAAAAGAAGAACAATTATATTCTAATTGTAAAAAAATTATATATGATAATGGGTTTGTTAATAATTATCAATATATTGATATTCCACTATTAGATAAATATAATAATAACAGTATATTATTACAATGTTTAAGCATATATAATCTCTCAAGTCCTGTATTTTCACTGTTAATTCCAATAATATTTTTATTATTGCCGTTCTTTATAATTAAAATACAAGGTTATGCTATAACTTTTGATTTATATTTTGAGCATTTAAAGAAAGTATTTGCCAATCATATTATAGGTCAGTTATTTAGTTCATTTAGCGAAACAACAGTTAGCAATAAACTTTATTTATTATTTAGTTTTGGGTTTTATATTTTTCAATTGTATTTAAATTTTACAAGCTGTATCAAATATTTTAAAAATATTAAATATATAAATAATACATTGTTAGAGCTAAAAGACTATATAAGTAGTGCATTAAATAAATATGCTAATTTTTTGAATTATTCAAAGCATTTAAATAGTTATAAGTTGTTTAATGAAGAGCTAAGGAAAAATATCGCTATTTTTAGCATATATTACAATGAATTAACAAAGTTACACCCATATAAATTAAGTATTCATAAACTTACCGAATTAGGACAATTAATGAAATGTTTTTATTCTTTAAATAAAGATAAGACATTTATTACAAGCTTACATTTTTCATTTGGTTTTAATGGATATATTAAAAATATTGAAAAGTTGCAAGAATTTGTAAGTAAAAATATATTAAATTATTGTTCTTATAATAGCTCTAACACTAATCCTACAAAATTTACTAACGCATATTATGCTAATTTAAATGTTATTCAATATTCAGAAACGGATACATTAGATAAGCCAACAACATTAGATAATCCAAAAATAGTAAAAAATTCGTATTGTTTAGACAAAAATTTAATACTTACAGGTCCAAATGCTTCAGGTAAAACAACCATCTTAAAATCTAGTTTATTTAATATTATATTATGCCAACAAATTGGGTGTGGATTTTTTGATAAAGCACAAGTCAAACTATATGATTATATACACTGTTATATAAATATTCCAGATACAGGCGGGCGCGATAGTTTATATCAAGCAGAAGCCAGACAATGTAAAAACATATTAGATAGCATTGAAAGTAATAAAGAACAAAATCATTTTTGCGTATTTGACGAACTCTATAGCGGAACTAATCCAGAAGAGGCTTTAAGTTCTTCGTTAAGTTATTTAACTTATTTAAATAAGTTTAGCAATTTAGATTATATTTTAACAACACATTATACGAAATTATGTAGGAAATTAAATAAGGAAAATAACTGTTATTGTATGAATGTACTAAAAAAGGACAATGATTTTGTATATACATATAAAATTAAAAAAGGAGTATCAAAAGTAAAAGGAGCACAAAAAGTGCTTAAAGACTTAGCATTTCCAGAAAATATAATAAATGGAATGAATTAATATTAATTTGTTAAACAATACTTAAAACATAATGAATTAATATTAATTCGTTAAACAATACTTAAAATAATATAATTAAATAATAATATAAATGTTACATTTATTTAAATTTATAGATTCTGGGTTTTTATTAACATTAGGATTATTGTTACTAATAGGTGGTTCAATAATGTTGTATTGCTATCGACGACTTAATTTATTAGAAAGAAGTATAATAGAACATGGTAAAATACTACAAAATTTTATAGTAAATTATAACAATCAAATGAATCGACTATGTTTAATAAATAAATCAGGAACTAATGATGGAATATGTAGCTATGGAGTATGTAGCTATGGAGTATGTAACTATGAAGAATGCGAAGATAGCTCTTGTAATACAACAAATAATGATAAGCTAGTTAAAAAAATAAATATGGAAAAAAAAATAAATGTTTCTGACGATGAAGACGATGAAGACGATGAAGACGATGAAGACGATGAAGACGATGAAGACGATGAAGACGATGAAGACGATGAAGAAGACGAAGAAGATGATGAAGATGATGACAACAAATAATGATAAGCTAGTTAAAAAAATAAATATGGAAAAAAAAATAAATGTTTCTGACGACGAGGACGATGAGGACGATGAAGACGATGAAGACGAAGAAGACGATGAAGACGATGAAGACGATGAAGACGATGAAGACGATGAAGACGATGAAGACGATGAAGATGATGACGAGGAAGACGAGGATGACCATAAAAATACCAAAGTGTTTGACATAAAAGAACAAGTAACACTTAATAAAGAATTTTTTGAAACGATTCAATCAAACCAAACACATAGTAATACTAGCGAAAATAATAATGTAGAACTAGTTGAAGTTAGTAGCACGTCAAATTATTTAAATAATGATGAAGATATATTTATTAAAAATTTACCAATTGTATTAACTGGTTATAATGAAGATTTAGAAATTAGTTCGAAAGTAATTACTTTAGAAAATAATTTAGAAACAACACAAAAAGTAGAAAAAAAGAATTATAGCAAAATGAGAATAGATGATTTAAGAGCACTTGTTGTTACAAAAAATATGTTAGATAATGAGGATGCACTAAAATTGAAAAAAAACGAGTTGGTTAAATTATTACAAAAATAAATTGCATAAATAAATTGCATAAATAAATTATATAGTTAATATATATAAAAATGGAGTCTGGACTAATGATGTTGGTACATTCTGTAATAATTGGATTAGTTTTATATGTAATAATGGTATATGGTCTTAACCAGAGACATGTTGTTGCGGAAAATAGAAGTATACTATTGGCAGCACTATTTTTAATATATATGATTGTGTTCGGGCATGGACTACCAGGAAAAGTAAATAGAGATTTGTTTTAGAGAACGGTGTTTAGTCTTTTAGAGAACTTTGTTTAGTCTTTTAGAGAACTTTGTTTAGTCTTTTAGAGAACTTTATTTAGTATTATTTGTTGATATTAATTTAGAGATTAATGTTATAAAAATTAATGTTATAAAAATTAATATTATTACTATATAATATTAATTTTATGAGTTGGGGAACTTGTTATAATGGTTCAAATAACATTCATTTTAATTATCCACCATTAATGGACGACTCAAGATTATTTAGCGATTATAATTCGTCTGTTTTAAATGATAATGTTTTGAAACATAGAAATAATATACAAACAAATAGTGATTATAGAAAATATTTACAAACAAATAGTAATGCGCTAATTAAAAATAATCAATTAATTGCTTGTAATGAATGTAGTATATGTCCTTATTATAATAGCACAGGTTTAAATAATGCGACTAGTAAAACACCATATATTTTTGTGTCTACTTTGACACGCGATCAACCATATGGTTATGAAACCAGCAACTTAAAAAATATATATTTAAGCCAACAGCAATTAGACGCGCAAAAACATGTTACAAAGTATATTATTAGTAATTAGTAAATTAAAAAAGTAATTTAAAGAATTTATTTTATATTTTTATATTTAATATATTTTTATATTTTTATATTTTTATATTTTTATATTTTTATATTTAATATATTTTTATATTTTTATATTTAATATATTTTTATTATATTATTATTATATAAAAATATGAATTTTTTCGATAATTTGATGACTCCTCTTAGTCGCGACCATTGTATGTTATTTTACTATCTTGGACTAATAAGTTTGTTTTTTGCTATTGCCGCGCTTATAGGTTTTATTTTGGGTTTATTTAGAAAGAATAGTCAATATGCGATGGGCGCATATTTTATGTCTTTCTTAAGTAATATGATTTTATACTATATCTCAAGAATACATTACTCCATATGCGTAGCCGCGTTACGTTAATTAGTTTGTAATAACTTTACAAATAACTATATAATACTTATTTAAACAAGTATTATATAACTATGAAATTATTAAGTATTGATATTGGTATAAAGAATTTAGCATTTATTATAATTGAAACAAACGAAGCAAACGAAGCAAATGAAGTTAATGATTTTAAAATAATAAAATGGGATGTAATAAATTTATGTAGCAACAATAATAGTTGTGTGCACCAGTTATGTAAAAACAAACCAGCCTTTTTTAAAAATAGTAGTTATTATTGTAAAATACACGCAAAAAAAACAGCCTATAACATCCCATTGTGTAATATCAAAACATTACATAAACTATCACTTAAAAAGCTACTATTACTGGCAGACGAATATAAGGTAGTTTTTGATAAGTCTATTAAAAAACCCATGTTAATTGTATTGTTAGAAGCTCATTTAAATAGTCATTGCTTAGAAGCAGTTCAAAATGTCAGTGCAAATACTATAAACTTGGTTCATATTGGAATTAATATTAAGGATCGATTAAATGAACTATTTAAAGACTACAATATATTGACTTTGGATAAAATAATCTTAGAAAATCAAATAAGTCCAATCGCAAATCGTATGAAGACAATTCAAGGTATGATAGCGCAATACTTTATAAATTCTAACAATTATAATATATACTTTATTTCAGCAACTAATAAATTGAAATCCTTTTTAAAAGATAAAAGCGATTCAATAAGCACTATAAGCGATTCAAGTGCTAATAAAATTACTTACGCCCAAAGGAAAAAATTAAGTATTTTTCATACAAAAGAAGTATTGAAAAAATATAATATGAATAATGAAGTCTCTTTTTTTTCCGAACATTCTAAAAAAGATGACTTAGCTGACTGTTTTTTACAAGCTTATTATTATATTAATATTAAAAATTAAATAATATTAAAAATTAAATAATATTAAAAATTAAATAATATTAAAAATTAAATAATATTAAAAATTAAATATTATTAAAAATTAAATAATATTAACAATTAAATAATATTAAAAATTAAATAAATAATTAATTAATTAATTTAATTATATTAATATTGTTTGCGGAGTATTTAAAAATTAAACTTCTATTTAAATCATAATAGGAGTAATGGAAATAGTTGAAATAGAGCCAGATATTTTAAATATTGATAGCTTTAGTATTCCTGATTTTAAATTTAACGAATCATTTGATAATGATGATATAGTTCAAAACAAGCCAACCTCAAATTTTGGCGGAGGCATAGAATTATTAATGAATGTTAAAAATAAAAATGACAAAAAAGCAAGCTCTTCAATTGATATTGAAGATATTACAAATTTAGAGAGCGAATTAAATAATCTAGCATCTAACATAACTGACACCGTTCAAACTAAAGAACCAGAAAAACCATTTTATCAAGACAAAGACAGTGACACCAAAAAAGAAATAAAATACGGACAAAGCACTACAACTAAAAAATCATTATTTGGTGATTTATTTGGTTCAAGCAAAGTAGATGGTGAAAATGTTAAACCTGTTACGCAAAATGTTGACTTTGATACAAATAATTTAGGCAAATCAACGGCAAATATGAATGAAACAAAAACTTGGGATGGTTATGGTAAATTTAACAATATTCCAATAAATTTAGAACAAGCTCAACAAAAACCCCAACTAACAAAGGAAGAAGAGCTGCGTGAAAAATTTAAATATGTGCGGAAGTTAGATGACCTAGAGAAAAAAGGCATTAGCTTGTCTAAACGTTATACTATGGATTCTGATTTAGATGAAATGATTGGTGAATATGAAACAATTATTGCGGAAAAAGAGAAATCAAACGCGATTAAGTTTCAAGGCAAAATGATGATGGCTTGTATAACAGGATTAGAATTTTTAAATAGCAAATTTGACCCATTTGATATAAAATTAGATGGATGGGGCGAACAAATAAATGAAAACATAGATGATTATGATGATATTTTTGCCGAATTACACGAAAAATATAAGTCCAAGGCAAAAATGTCTCCTGAATTAAAATTATTGTTTCAATTAGGTGGTTCTGGTATAATGGTTCATATGTCTAATACATTATTCAAATCTTCTATGCCAGGAATGGATGATATTATGAGACAAAATCCCGAACTAATGAAACAATTTACACAAGCTGCCGTCAATACTATGGGGCAAACTAATCCTGGGTTTGGTGGTTTTATGAATGGCCTTTTTGCTGGAAACAACGGAGCATCAAATAATAATAATAACGGCTACACTCCTGGATTTGGAAGCACTATGCCTCCAAATGTAAACTCTGGTCCTCCGCCGATGTCTGTTGAAACTAAAATGCCTGAACGTAGCCAACGCATGCCTAATTTAGTAAATCGTCCTGATATTAATTCCGCGCGTGGAATCGAAATAACAAATAATGAAGCAAATCCATACGAACAAGAGAGAATAACGCGCCCAGAAATGAGAGGACCAAGTATAGTAACTCCTCAAAGTCAAAGTCAAAATCAAAGCATATCTTCATTATTAAATGGTCTAAAGGCTAAACAACTAGACTCAAATACTAATGCTAATGCTAATGCTAATGCTATGAATGAATCAAGCACAATTAGTATGGATGATTTTAAAGATTTAACTAACGCAAGAATACCGACAAAATCAAAACGAAGACAAAAAAGTGATAGAAATATAGTAAGCTTAGATATTTAAATAGTATAAACTATAAACTATAAACTATAAACTATAAACTATAAACTATAAACTATAAACTATAAACTATAAACTATAAACTATAAACTATAAACTATAAACATTATGAACTATATTTATATAAAACAATGATATTAGTATTATTAACTTATGACTAAATATAATAGTCCAAATTATATAATAAAAAATGGCTACACTAATCTAAAATCATTTACAATAAATTTAGATGATTATAAAAGTAATTACGACAAACAAGCAACACAATTATTAAAATTAGGACTAATTAGTGAGAGATTCTGCGGAGTAAATGCTTTAAAAGACGAACACTTTAAAAGTAGTTATAGAAAATATGTCTCTAATTTTGCGTTAAATTATACACCAAAATCCGTAATTGGGTGCGCTTTAAGTCATATAATGTGTTGTAAATATATATATAAAAACTATATAAAGAAACAAAAGACACATAAACAAGACAATCCTAGTTATTTTCTCATAATGGAAGACGATGTTTTTCCATTATATGATAAAGACGAGTTTTATGAAAAATTAAATAAAACATTATATGATATACAAATTTTGGATAGTAATTGGGAAATTATTCAGCTTCATAGCGACGGTATTGTGCCTACAATAGAAACATACACTACTCATATTGGTTCAATAAGCGCAGCGGCATACTTAATATCTAAAAAAGCAATAAAAAAAACACTAAAATCTAAAATATATAGTCATATTGATTTAATACATCATAATTTTATTAATTATAATAAATATAGAGCAAAAGAGAACCTATTTTATAGCGACGAAAAGACAAGTTTAAATAGGATTGTATCATATAAGCTAAGTAGTTATAGCTTACTTTTAAAATCAAAACTGTTTGAAGTCATAAATTATTATACAAATTTAATTCAGTTGCGTGGAGAGAAGAAGTTTTTACATTATTTTGAATATAAAGTATTTAAAGAACCCTTTTTTAATAAAGAGTTTAATGCAAATGATATTATTGATTATATTATAGGATTAAAAATATTAAGCAAACTATATTATTATAAAAATTAATTAGCATTTAGTGAGTGTTTTATGTTAAAATTATATTAATATTTTAACATAATACTTTATTTGTTTGCTAATGACTAGTATTGATAGTTCATATAATAGTAATGAAAATGACTTAAAGGCGCAACAAACTATAAATGAAAATGACTTAAAGGCGCAACAAACTATAAATGAAAACGACTTAAAGGAGCATGCTATAAAACCAAAAGGAACATTGCTTCAAACAATTATAAAACTACATAAATTTTTATGTCTTCAAGCAACATCAATAATAATACTAACACTCATAGTAACTAGATTATATAAGTGTTATGATGTATTAATATATTTTTCTTTTGGAACATTTATTTCAATATTGTTTATTGCGGCTTATTCTTTATTATTAAAATTTCATGTATTAGCATCACGCGAGTTTAATGAAAAATACAATAATTATCTTTTTTGTTTATGGAAACGTTATGTTCCGTATGATGAAACAAGTTTTTTCCCAGCTATGGCATCTTTTGCTATACTTTGGCATATAGCTTTTGGATTTTTAGCATTATATTATGTTAAAGATTTTATTAGAAACTCTATTGCTACAAAGTATTCATATATTATTGCTTACATATTAATAATACTATTTTATGCTATGAATTACAGTAATAGTTTCAAATTATACAATAAGTCTTTAAAAATGACGTATTATGAATTTCGACTTGCAATGTTTATTAATTTATTAATAAGCACTGGATTAATATATTATTTTGAAACTATAAAATTAACTATTTAAATACTAACTGTTTATAATATTTATTATGAGTTATTGTGAAGAAAATAGGTTTCAACCAAAGCTAATATGTGGAAAAGGAGATATGTTATTGTCTGAAATTAACAACTTTAATTTTAACACTCGAAGCTATAATTTATCATTTACTATTCATCTTCCAAATACAAATACAAATACAAATACAGATGTAGATAGCCTTACTGGTTTTGAAATATATGATTTATTAGAAGAGCAAAATAAAGAGTTAATTGAAAAAATAATTATACTTGATAAAACAGATAATGACGCCGATATATGTATATTAATCTCTCATATTGCCAAAGAACTAGGAATAAAACAAAAATATATGCTATTTAGAAGCACTAAAATTGTGAATAAATTAAATAATTCGGTAACCTTTTATAATAAAGATGTAAAATTAATATCTGAACACTTAAAAGAAGATTATTTAAAACAACTTAATTTAATTAATTCTAATTATGAAGCGCTAATATATAATTATGGCAAAACTCAAATAAATGTCTATAAAGATAGCAACGATGTTTCAAGCGTTAAATTTAATATAGATTTTCAAGTTATTGTAAATGATGATTTACCGCTATATATGGAAAATCTAGTTGGATTAATGTTTAAAAAGATGTTTTATAATCTTAAAAATTCTTATTGTGCTAATGATTAAGTATTTTGTCCAGATGACGATAATGTTTTCTACATATATATTTTGTATTATATAAAATATATAAAATTATATAAAGTTATAACTTAAGTATATTTAATATGTATAGTTTTTTAAAAAATTATAGCAAACATATTAGTGTTTGTTATCGCATTATAAAATTATTAAGTGTATTAACATATACACTTACACACTTTTATGCTAATAAAATACTAACTCTTTATTTATATAAACAGCGACCTAAGTCTAGATTGAGTCTAATAAAAGCATTATGCACTAAATTAGAAAAACTAAATAGTGTATATATTAAAATATTTCAATCACTAGCTCTAAATGAAGATTTATTATATGATGACGAAAAGGATTATTTAATTAACTATTGTGATAATGTTCCATACAGTAGTAATTGTATTGACTATAAATTGTTAAGTGATTTACACGAAACATATAATATTAGTGTGGTAAGCGCAATACCTATAAACAGTGGAATAATTGGACTAGTATTTGACGGATATGATAGTTCTAATACAAAGGTTGTCGTTAAAATGTTAAAACGCAATATAATTAATGATTTGAGAGATTTATTTGATGATTTGCTATATATATCATATGTGTGTAAAGTTATTCCATATATTAATTCTTTTAACATAACCAAATTAGTTTTAGATAATAAAGAATTAATGTTACAACAAATAGATTTTATGAAAGAGGCATATGCGCTAGAGAGATTTGCCGAAAAATACAAAAATAATAAAGAATACAGATTTCCTAAGGTCTATAAAAATATTACTCAACGCTATAATCAACTTTTAGTAATGGAAAATATAAAAGGGTTAACTTTTAAGACATTAGAAACTATAGATGACACTGTTAAAGAGGAATTTGCTTATATATATATAAAATTTGGAATATTGGGTATTTTAAATTATTCAGCTATTCATTGCGACTTACATTGTGGAAATGTGTTTTTTTATATAAATGAATGCACTAATGATAACACACCAAAATATCAAATGGGGGTTATAGATTTTGGATTAACCTGTTTTCCAAATAAGTTAAATCAAACTGCGTATTATATATTTTTAACACAGGTCTTAATAAATAAAGATTATAGCCAAATTTTTACAGTTTTGCACAATGTTATTGAAGAAAAGGAGAGATTTAATGCTATGTCCCAAGTGATTAAAGAAGCATTTAAAAAAGAAATTTGCGACACTATTGAATTGTGCGTTCATAATGAAATAAATCCAAAACTAATAGTTGACTTTTGTAAAATATTTAAAAACTACAATTTGAACTTTACAGAAGAATTTCACAAATTAGTATTGTGCCTATTAAATGTAAATAGTTTTGGAAAACAATTGTCAAAAGATGTCGCCGCTTGTCAAATGAAATTGTTTAATAACTTAACTAGCATGCATCGATTATTCGCAATACCATAAAAGTATAAAAGTATAAAAGTATAATAATATAAAAATTATTCTCTCTAAAAAAAAATATAATACTTAAAAATATAAGTTGTATTTCTAACTATTATACACTTAGTTCAATGTTAGTCTTTACTAACTCATGAACCTTAGTATGATTTTCAAAGACTATATTAGCTTTGTTCAACCTAACTTGTCTTTTATAATATAAATAGCGAATTCTAATAAGAACAACTAAAAACGCACCAATTAGTCCAATAATTGTTCCAATATAAAATAGGTCCATTGTTATAGTAACACTAGCACTATTATTTTTATCATTTTGTGGCGGGAAAAATGAATTTACTAATACGCTAGGGGAAGTAACATTCATAATTGCTTATACCTTGTTTATTATGCCTTACCTTATACCTTGTTTAAAGTTTAAATAAGGCAGTTCAATTTTATTTATGCAATTTTATTTATGCAATTTTATTTAACAAAAAAAAACACGCAATACAAACACGAGCAAATTATTTAGCATATATGGAAAATCGCATATTGGCATGCTTTGACTTGGTTTGTCCAATGAGCTTCTATTGCTTGTTCCGTTGCCCAATCAAGAAGGCTCAAGTCGTAATGTGGTGTTCTTTTCAACCACTCTTTCCGAGGCATCGGTAACACACTTGGTTCAGGCGAAGCACGCATAATGTCTGAATTAGCCTCCTCACACATTCGCCGAGCCAAATACCGACACTTGCACCTACATTCCTTATACCACAACTCCTTTGTAGTATCCAAAACATCAATGTAGTCAATCTCACGAACCGTTGGCAGCACATAACGAGGCTTGTTTAGTATATGGTGGTCGCAACATTTGCACTCATTACAATTATTCATCTTCTCTTGCCACGACTTTCCCTTGAAAACAGTGTAATCAATAGAACGATCGAGGCAAATAATAGACATTGTTTTTATAATATATTAAAGTAATAATATATTAAACTAACTCAATTTTATTAAAGACTAACAACTTCAAATAAGGTAATTAATTTTTGTATCTTCTAGATTTTTTATGCTTCTTTGTTCTTTTATGCTTCTTTGTTCTTTTATGCTTTCTTGATTTTTTTCTTTTACCTCCTGTTATTTCCTTATCCGTCCCCCCCACCGCTCTTGCCTCCTCCTCCACCGCCGTCGCCTTAGCCGCCACCGCCGCTCTCGCCTTTTCTACGAGCTGTTTTACTCCAACATTTAACTCTGTAATTTTTGGTTCTAAACGTTCTGTTGCCATAATAAAGCTAGTTATAAATTCTGTAAAATTCAATGGATTATAAGTTGTAGGTGTAAGTGCAATTTCCATATGTGGAAATAGTTCTAGGTCAGGGTTAGATTCAATATTTGCAGATTTTGTTTCTTTATATTGCAAAAAATGTCCATTTCCATTACCCTGTTGGTCATTACCCTCAATATTCTTAGCAAATACTACAGTTGGATTAGGACCATCATATGATACTTTATGTAGTTCAATAGCATAATACATTGAACCCCAAGTAATATACATATTAGCTAACCATGATGTTATTATTACTTTAGAT